CCCATAAGGAGACTACAATAGTCTCCCCGATTATAATGATGTACGGACTAGACTTGCTGGGCATTGTTAAGTTTTATGCAAGTAGAGTATTTTCCAAAGCCGACATCTCGGCTTGCCAAGGAATCTAGGGGCGTGTCTCGTTTGGTTGTTAACCGACAGAAGGAGCCTTTAACTTTCCTGTCCTCACACGTTGCCCTACTTGGCTATTAACGTCAATACTCTGCAACCTTTAAAGTAAGTCCATTGTCCTAGAAACTAGCGTTCCAAAGAATTTACTTATGCTGTTGTATCTCTTGACGTCCCACAAGTACGGTGGGAATGTGAAAGCCTAATACTGCTTCCTAACTGGAAAAATCCAGTGATCTGCCAAGGGTACAAGGGACGTGCCTCGTTTGGTGTAACAGGAGGAGCCTTTAACTTTCCTGTCCTTGCACGTTGCCCCACTCGGCTATTAACTCGATACTCTCGATTAACTATTATCAACAACTCGCCCCACATTGGCGTTTCAAGTTATTTCAAATAATTCAAATTGATCTCTCAAGCCACACAATCACAGTGTGATGTGTAATTACCCAAACTTTCAATCTAATTACTTCAATTGAAAGTGATCTACTGATCAAGAGCAGTAAGTTGCTAGCTATCCTGAATGTGTTAAAACATGTCTCCGAAATCATCGGAGACTGCTCTAACATATTTAGGTATTAAACTCAAAGCTCTCAAAATGAATTTGGGAATCATCTCAAGATGCAATGGGTTTTCCATGATCTGTGACTCATTTATCATGGCGTACTTGATCCAACTCGCAATCTCTCTATTAGGTGGAGCTGTGTCAATGTCAAGTACTTGTTGGTTGTCACATTTATATTCTATTATATCTGCAAATTGTGCTCTTATACTGTATAAAGTATTACTAGAAGCTGGAACTTTAAAAAAAGTGACGGTGTAAGGTTGCGATGCAAGCCAGTCCCCAAAGCTGCTATTAAAAGCAGCAGAGTTAACATCAATGATCTTCGCTGGTGCACTATACAATCCATTCCTTTCTTTTGCATTATACGCATTCTTATAAGCTGAACAAGTGGTGAATCCAGTTACTCCTGATTCAGCTGGGTAGGTTCCAGTATAAATTTGTGCTGCTGACACTCCTCCTGCTGCAACCAAAACAGCAGAAAAATCGGATAACAATAAAGACGATGCGGTTGTCCTTTCAGATTGTACTAATGTGTTCAATGTTGGCATACTTCTAACGGATATTCCAGTCCAACAAGAATATGGTACACAAACATTACTTGCTACAGCTAAATTCCCAGCATTCCAAACAAAATTGACTGCAAGTTCAACAAATCTTATTGACCCTGTTCCCGTGTTACTCATGACAACTCCAAGAAATCCTGAGTAGGTGGAAGCTCCAAATTGATAGTCAATAGTTCCGGCGTTATACCCTTGTGCTATAGAAAAGGTTTGTGTTACTATGTTTGTGGACGTTGCACCCTGCAACCCGTAGTAGGTGAAAGCCAAGTTCCCACTAGTGGCAGAGGCAGTAAAAGTAAAAGTTATTGAAACTGTATATCCATTGCTAGTTGGTGGTACAGCAAATGCTAAGTTTGGTGCCATTGAAGGTGGCACGTAACCTGTAACTGTTACTGGATTACCAGCACCATCATAAATATCTGATGGTGACCACAAATATGAATTATTGTTTGAATCTATTATGAATCCTGACCTCATAGGTATAGAAGCGGCAGCACTAGGCCCTAAAACTCTCGACAATCTTGGGTTTGGTGCTGTTGATTGAATACTATCTATTAATGAATTTCCATCTGTACTTGAACTATTAAATGATGCTACTGTGAAGATATAACCTGTTGGGAAAATGTCCGTGGTTATTAATGCTTGACAATTTGTTCTCCCAACATGTATAATGCCTAAGTACGCAACAGAAGTATATAATTTAGGTTGCAAAAAGCTGCTTTGGAAAGATTTAACAACTGCAACTTCCGATCCCATTTCATCAGGCCATCTAATGAGATGTTGGCTGGCATAAGGATTAATACATTGATTCATTAATGCTCGTGCTTCTTCCATCACTCTTTTACTCGCTCCTGACCTACCATAACTCCTAGATTTTATTACATTAACCGGTCTCCTTGTTTTCCTTTGGTCCATATCAGATGTGGTGTCAATCTCTTTTATCTTTGATTTTTTATCGAATTTTACTACAACTTCATTCCTATTGGCAACTTTCTTTTTATCAATCATGGATTGTTGTTGCCTCTTACTTATTTCTTTCTTTGACAATCCATCGACATTCATTTTCTTAATTTTAACATTTTCAGTGATCAATTTATTATGACCTACAAGTACTTGATCAGAGCTTGTGGGACGTTGTGCCGAAAATTCATTGACATAGGCTGCTACATGATGCCTCATTTCGCTTTCATCACATGTCAATGTCAATAATGCCTTCTTGTTAACTCTAAGCCTTGCAAGCTGGTCGCTCATTGAATTTAAATTTTCAAAATTTTGAGAAAGAGACTTCATACAATGTAACATCTCATCTGCCGCGCTATAAATATTGGACAGATTAGAATACCTCTGCAAAACCTCTAACCCATTGTCATCACAAATACGTAAATCATGTCTGTTGAAAGCCTTCTTGAAATCTTGATATGAGACTCTATAACTATTGTCTATACGATTATAATCTTCCACAAGTATTGGTATTTTAATTGAATTAAACAAGTCTATATTGAAATTGTGTATAAATGGCATATTAAAATAAGTAATAATGTCCGATAATGCTTGTGCTTTAATTTTCTTCATAAAATTTACATTTATTCTATTGTACAAAACTTGGTGCTGATAACGACTAAAATACCTAACTGGATCTTTCCCCATTAAATACCCATTATTGGTTTTGAACATTTTCATCTGGCAAAATTCAATATCTTCCAGTTTATTAAACACCTTCAATTTCATATCAAAACCTAATCTACCTAAATCTTCCACCAAGTAAGTTTCGACTTTATTCAAATCACTTCTGTCAATAAACAACAATATGTCATCACCATCATTCAATACTTCAAAATTTTTATCCTTAATATCTCTAAAATTACAAAAATGGCAAATGACAGTAGTCATTATAATAATATTACCTAATGCTGTATTCCAATCTCCAGACATCCTATTCCCCAATACAGTGTATCTGAGTGTGCCACTCCGATCCCTAAACTTACCCTTATTTTTGATCTGCATTTGCAACAAACTAAATAACAAACGCTTGTCTTCTTCACTTTTTCCAAACTTATTGAGTAATCTCCTATACAAGCCTATTTCTTGTTCAATGACCCAAGGCTTCAATCGTGCATCAAAATTTGAGCCATCCAAACCTATACACACTGCATTCTTCCTAGTTCTCCATTTTGCAACAATTAAGTCCCGACGATCTTGACAATTTTTGCCTTTAGCTACTTCCGGGAACTTACTCTTACTATTAAATAAATTATTCGACTTATAAATCGCATGTTCAAAATTTTTAAATTGTAAGCCGAGCCCAACCATGACATGATTTCCATTTTTCCTTTTCTGTATTGCTCGTGGATTGAACCAATCTTTTAATTTCTTATGTTTAGTTAAAGCCATTGGTTCTTTCTTGATAAATGCTTCAACACGCATGTCATCGCTATTTAATTGCCTATGCTCCAAGTCATCTAAAGCTGATAAATAATCATTTTTCTTTTGGCCAGCATAATTGGTATTAATGAACTCCCTCTTATTTTTCAGTTCGAAAATTGGTTCTTTAACAACTCTACTACAGAATTTTTTAAAAAATTTCCTATATCTAACGCAAAACTCATGATCAGAATCATGTTCACCGCAATCAAAAATCACTCTATTTCTAATCGAATACTCAAAATTATCTACGTCGCAATTATATAAACCTATTGTTTCAGGTTCAATCAATTTTGTCGTAATATTGTCTAATTTAATATAATGTGTGTCAATTGGTCTACCTGTTTTTATTTTAACGTAGTTACTCGTTTTACGCATAGGTTTCAAACCCATGGTTAGTGGAATCTTAAAAGCTTTGATAACAGTTGCTCTAGGTAAGTTGACTACTTCAGATGATAAATTATCTAATGTTTGATCTATTATGTCACTAAAAATTGGGTCTTTAAAATATAAATGTTGACAATCAGTTTTAACAACTGACTTGCAACCATTTAGTGCTTGTTGGTTCATATTGTTATTGACCAAGGTTTTATATTTCCTGATTACTTGATTGATAATCCTATTATTTGACACAAATCCTATATTATCACAATTCGCTCGTGCTTCAACGACTTCTCCAAATCTATTAAGTCCCATTTTATAATCTAAAGATAAAATAGGAAACCAATTGAACAAATTCCATAAAGAGTTATAATTTTTCAATTTGAAGTGTAAAGCATCACTTTGCACAACTACAATTGACGATGTTGTAGTTTCATTGCTTTTATTAAAGAGTTTGAAGTATGAATAAATATTCGTCGCATTAAAAATTACAGTTGAACACAAGAGCCTGAGAAAAACTTTATTTGAGATTGATTTTGTAATAAAGGACTTAACCAATGCCAAAACAGTTATCACCAAAACTATCATGATTCTAACTATATTATTTGACGATTTATGTCGATTTTTCATACATATTAAAATTGGATTTCCATAAGTTGATTTAATTTTATCTGTGGTTTCCCTGCATAACGGCACAGTGCCAACCTCCTCCAATGATTTAGTGAACATGTTTTTAAGAAAACTTTCAGTCATATCACCTGAATTTATATTACTTGAAACAAAAGCTAGAGGCCAATGATTACTATACTGCTCCTTGCTATTATTGCTAGATTGTAATTCTCTCTGTAAAAACACGTCTTTAACCGTGACAACAGAGTAGCTTGACTCAGTTTCTAATTGTAGAATATTTTTGAGATTCTCTTTATGTCTCTCTTTTTTATCTTCTTCTAATCCCTTTTGCTTTTGCGAGTTCTTAATCACCCGCACATCATTACCGGTCCTCGACTGTTTAATTGACTGGTTTAGATTGCTCACGCCTGAATTATCGGAGCTACTTTCCTCTTCTTCCTCTTCTTCTTCTAAAGCCGTGAATCTCTGATCATCACCTTCTAAATTTAGAGCCAGTCCAAAAATAGCTATTCGCTCTAAGCACGCGTCAAAGTTGTCTCCTTTCAAAGACATATCTTCCTTCTTCAATTTGTAAGCTGGACTGGTAATATCATAATTCTCCAACCCATTGGATAATTTCAATGGGGTTAAGTGTTTGTTTTCAATATCTACATTCATATATACAGTGGCTATCGTGTCCTTACTATCAATTAAATAACAGTGATAAAATACACCATCTTTCAATGTGGTTAATACTAATCTACTTTTGGTACCAAGCTGCTCACTAATTTGTGGTATTAAATTCAGCACAGCTAAAGGAACTAACCCTGAATCAAAACCTTTGATGTATCTATCAACAACCAAATGTAGAAGTGTTTTTTCATTACTTGCCTTAAGTTTCATTATTGCTATCAATAAAGCTCGCTCACTACACTCCAAAACAGTTAAAATACTATCAACTAAACAAGAATATTCATATTTTTGCACCATCTGGTGACATTCTAATCTTATATTTCCATTCAACATATGCATCAACTCATTCACGGACATGCCCGCACAATCCAATAAATGGACTGCTGTCCCATCCACCAATATTAATGTGACTTCTTGGTATATCGCACAATGCCAAACTAATCTTAGATTAGGTAAACTCAAGAATTTAACTATAGTTGGCGCTCCAACTTCTTGGATGACAATCAATTGTGTGCGAGCATTAATGTACAACTCTCTGTGATTGCCATTTTTCAAATGCATCAATTTATTCCACTGCTTAGTAGTGGGTTTACTGTCTTTGTTAGATTTAATTTTCTTTTCTAATTCCTTAATCTTTCTTTTGATATCTTGTTCATTCTTAATGCTGTGCCAATTCTCCTTGACATTCCCATTCGTAATATGCATATTTTTATTTCCTAATAAAATCAAAAATAAATACAGGCCGCTAAATATCGAACTAACTAACGCTACAATTACGCAAAATTTATAAAATAACGCAAAAACGTACCTAAATTTCCTAATAAAACAAAATTGTTTCTGAGCTTTACTATCACTCAACTCCAGTATATAGCCCGGAAAACGGCTTTCACATGTTTTTCCCTCGATGTGAGTCTGGGTATCCCATAAACGATTTACCATTGCATTTTGGAATTTGGTTATATTCGGTAACCCCTTGGTTGATTCATGCCAAGTCAAACCTTTTGTCCGAATTAGAGTTTAATACTGCCTTTCCAGGTATTGCCCGATAACAGCCCCTAATTGGAATACATTATTTAATTCAATTGGAGACAATGAAACCTATTGTATTTGAGTTTACTACTGCCTTTCCAGGTATTGCCCGATAACAGCCTCAAATAAAATTGGTCCAATTGATTCTAACTAATTAAATATATGTATAAAACACTTCAAAGAATA